TATCAGACGTATTTGTTCCATCTGTGTAAGCAAGTTGATAATCACCAGCAGCAACTTGCTTACCACCTTCTAAACCAGTGATTTCTACTTGTTTGGTGCCAACGCCACCAGTGGCAACCTTAGCACCAGACTTATCGTAAACCACTAGCGATTGTTTACTTCTATCTGCCATTATTCAATCCTTCTCCCTTATCAATCTGCGCTTAGTAAAGCCCCTGTTTCAGTAGGGACGACGTTAGCCCTACTAGGGGCGTCTATTTTGACGGTTCACCAGCGCCAACTGTAACAAAGTATCCAGCATCTGAATCAGCAACTTCGACATCAAAACGCATTGCTAGTCCGAGATATTGACCGTAAATTTCATTCTTAACCCAGCTAATTTGTGTATCCACACGGTTAACATAAAGAATTGCACGCTTTAAATCGCCAACCCAGATATGAGCTTCTCCAACCTTACCTAGTAATTCGTCGTTAACTACAACTACTGGTTTACCAAATAAAGTTAAACCAGAAGCTGCTGTAATGCTTTCTTGTAGTAAGTAACGTCCTTCTTTATCCTTCAATGTATCTAAAACTTGGTATGCCGATTGTGAAACGACAATAGTTTTATCGTAAGCAGGGTCTAAATCAACATTAAGAACGTGTTTTAAGTCATCTGCTACTGTGTCAGCGGTTGAAGCTTTAGCGTTAAACGTAACTAACTTAGCACTAATAGCCTTGTTAAGAGTATTTAAACGTTGTTCACTAGCGTTCTTTTGAATAATTGGCATTAAAGGAACTTGTGTATCTTGGATTGACTCTTCTGAAATTGGAATAGCTCCACGATAAGTAGAAATTTTCCAAGTAACATTTTCGAATTCTGGTTTAGCTAAGGCTGGATTTTCTTCCAGTTCTGCCACTGAATTCATTACCGCAGTAGCACGTTTCAAGATTGGGTAAGTACCAGATGCAGTAGTAGCAGGAGTCTTAGTTACCAGTGCTGATAAGTCAGCAACCGAGTTAACTTCTGCTTCTGGATTGTAGATGATTTCTTCTGGGATCATTGGCCCAATATCACCAGATACTAAACCAGCATCTCGAACAGTACCGTGAGAACGAATGTAGTTTTCAATCGAACGTGTACGGTTTTCTTTCTTTTCTTCTTTTTGCTTTGCAGTTAAGTTTGTAGCCATTGTTTTACCACCTTTTTTTTCATTTTGTTTTTTTGCATTAAGTTCATCCTCGGCGACATAGTCATCGTCTGAGTTATCATCAATGTCTTCATCGTCCCGCTTATCTTCATCATCAGGAACCGTATCAGGATCTTCTTTAGATTTTGCAGGAGTAGAGGTGTTTTTACCCTCATCGCCTTCTGACGTTCCTGTAGGCTTGTCATCAGGTGTACCATCGCCTTCATCTAAACTTTCTAAAGCTTCTAGCTTAGTATTGATATCTTGAATTTCCTTCTTAAGCTCTTGCACCTGTTTCATTTTGTCTTCAACGTCTTCAGTAGAACTATTTTCTTTGCTAATTAAGTCCCGTGTGTCAGCAATTAACGTTTTAAGTTGTGCGAGTTTATCGCGTTTTTCTTCTTGCAGTTTTGTTTTCAATTAGTAAACCTCCATCTCAATTAAATCTAAAAAGAGACGCGCCTTTTCTCGGCGTGTCTCTTCATTAACTTTCTTTAATCCACGACTAACAGTAACGCTAGTCTCTGTGTAAGCGGGTAATGGTGTAATGCTTATCTCGGTCAGTTCTCCAATTTGTAAAATAGTATGAATTAATTGACCGTCGCCATCACGTTTCCAGCTATCATCCGCAATCGTAAAACCAAAGGAGCATCCCTCTAGGTTCCCGTTTTTGATGTTGGTATAAACATCTCTTCCTAGAGTTGTGTCTGGAATATCCAGCGTAAATTTAAGTCCGTAATCATCAACCTTCAAAACTAGAGTACCAGCCGATACTCTACCTAAAACGTTGGATAAATCGTGACTATAAAGGGCTAATACATTACTCATATCAACGCCATCAAACATGTTGGGGTCACAATATTCAATAAAGCCTAAGTCTTCGCTTGGTTGATTAAACACACAAGCGTAACCAGTAACCTGTCCAATAGCAGATGTACTATCATCATTGCTTAAGTCCCGTAAGTGCCAATCTTTATTTAAAACACTTCGAACATCATTTTTCGAAGTCATCATCTATCACCCCCTTTCGTTGAAGTAGGGCGATTACTTGTTCACCACTCAAAACAGGAGCTTTCCCACTCGCAAACTTAGCTATCATATCCGCATATTTAGCTCCTGTAGGGTCTACAATAGGGTCTAGGTCTGTTTTAACAGGAACCTTAAACTTCTGTTCTAACTCGCTTACAAACGGTTTAATGTAACGATTAAAGCTACTAATAAACATGCTTGCAGACTGATCTAATGAACTTTGTTGGTCACCTTGACCATTTAAATAATTTTCAGGAATTCCAAATACTTTACTAACTTGTACTCTAGTCCAGTCTACGTTGTTCAGGTATTCGGCTGTCTTAGCGTCAATCGTTGGCATAGCTTCAACGGTAGCCGATTGGTCTAATACAACTGGCTTGCCTTGATTTGCTCCAGAATACTGTTCTTGAAAGCTATCTCTAATAGTTTCTTTAGTTTTTTTACTCAATTGAGCTTCCGGTATTGAAATAGCTAGACTAGGTGCAATGAAGTTTTTAAGCGTATTAATTGATAATCTACTAGATAGAGATTGAAAAGATAGTTCATTAATTAGTGCCTGTAGTGGTGAGGTTCCAACGTATTGGTATAGTGGATTACCGGTAACAAAGATGCGAAAATGTAACATATCGTCGGATCTAATAACTTCACTATCACGTTCATCGTTGTAAGATACCTGATAGGTTAAATCACCATTGTTATCACCAAGGATAACTTGAACATTCGCGTATGGAATTTCTTCAAGTTCTACCGGTATCCCTTTTTTTCTACGAATTGCTACATACGCATTACCAGTAAGCAGCATTTGATTAATAACTGACGTCCAAAAACCATAAGAATTAATTTTGTCATTTGGATGGTTAAAAACACCTTTAAAAGGCTCGTCCATCACATAATTAATGCTCGCTAATTGAGAACTAATTAAACTGATAACTGAAAAGATATCAGAGTTATTAATAGCCGTATCAGCGTTCACAACTGGTTCAGGTATAATTGCATTGCCCGTAACTGTAAACGGCATATAACCGCTTGGTAAGCTTTGTGAGCGAGTGTTTAAACGAGGAAATGGATTAATTGCCATACATTACTCACCTCCCTTCCTGCTTGCTGTAATCCAACTAAGGTAGATTAGAGATAAGCCTAGGACTATTAATCCAACATATTTGCAAAATAAAAACCCTGCTACAGTAAACGTAGTCAGAGCCATAATCATTAATATTAAACTGATGTTTGCTAGTATTAATTGTCCGAACCATCTAATTCGTTTCAATTTTCCACCTCCTAAAAACTAAAGTCGTTCATAAAGTAATCGTTAATTTCATCTGTTGTTTTATTGTCCCAAATTGATTTAGTTTTAATATTTGAAACGCCGTCAAAGTAATACATCCCTTCATAAAAGGCATCAATTAGGGCATCTACTGCGTCAATCTTACTTGTACGCTTATCTTTATTAATCTTGATACCATTATTTTCTTCAAATAATAATGCATTTTTAAGAGAATACTGTAGAATTCCATCGTCTAACATTGTAATGCGCTCTTGATGTAATTCATCTCGGAAAAACCGAGTTGGTTCGTTAAGGCTTTTTACTCCTTGATGGACTGGAATGCAAACCCAGTCCGTATTTTCAATAAGTCTTTTAGTCATTGACGTTTCGTGGTAATAGTCATAACAGAATGCTTTTACTTGAAGATTATGTGTCTCAACGTAATCTAGTAACCAGTTGCATACCTCATCATCTTCAACGATTCCATATTGATTTTCAGTAATCTTTCCGAATCCTTTTTCAACTTCTGCACGGTAGTTAATCCCGTCTTGGTGCTCTTTTAAATTAATATCATTATTTGAGTTGCGTAGCGGGATAAAAGAAAATTGTTGGACGTGAAATTTATTTATACCGTCATCCTCGTAGGGATAAACAAATGCGATTGCATTATCATCACTAAATTGTCCCTTATCATAACCGATATAAACTATCCTTCCATCAATGTTAAATTTAGGGATAACTGCCTTCTCTAAGTCCTCAAGACTAACGTAAGAATTGACTTTAACCTGCAACCAGTTGTTTAAGTTACGATTTTGAAACTCATTAGCAATTCCAGAAGCTAT